ACAGTGTGCGTGTAACCACTGGGCCGTCCTATGTTACCAAACGGCAAGAGACCCAAGAAGCGATGGGCCAAATCCTGCAGGGTAACCCTGAACTGTGGAAGATTGCTGGGGACTTGTTTGTCAAGAATATGGATTGGCCAGGCGCAGACGAGATGGCAAAGCGCCTCGCGAAGACAATTGATCCGAAATTGCTTGATGATGGTGATGATCCAGCGTTACAAGCAGCGCAGCAACAACTACAGGCAATGGGCCAGGAACTTGATCATCTGCACCAGATGCTTCAAAATGTGTCGAAGTCCTTTGAAGCTCAGCAACTTCAGAATGACCACTTCAAGGCTGACATCCAAGCCTTTGACGCTGAGACCAAGCGGTTGACGGCGTTGTCCGGTGCATCCGGTGTTGAACCTATGTCGTCTGAACTTGAAATGGTAGTTAAACAATATGTTCGCGAGATTTTGGCACAACCTACACTTGAGGAAGAAGAACCACGACTCCTCGAACAGGGTGAGATGCATTCAATGCCGCCCCAAGGAATGCCCCCGCAACCGCAACCGCAACCGCAACCGCAAGGAATGTAATCATGGAACTGCTAACGACTTTGAGTGATGTCCAATTCCCGGCGCGTTCTGTTGCGTACACTGCTGCTGCCGGTAATACGGCCACGTGGCAGGCAGGACCACAGGGCGTCATGGTTTGGTGTTCATCTGATGCTTATGTGGCTGTGGGCGAGGGCGCTGTGGCCACAACCGCATCCATCCCCCTCCCGGCTAACGTACCAGTGCCTTTGAAGGTACCGGCAACAGTGAGTGGTGAGTGGCGGGTGAGTGCAATTCAGATCACCGCTGGCGGTACTGTCTACGCGAAGCCGATGAATATCTAACATGGGTAATAAGTTCTTTGGTATTCCACTTCGATCGGGTATTTCGGTCGGACTCAGCGCTGGTATTGGAAAAGCTGGCGTCGTAATACCGCCTCCGCTCACAGAAAGTTTCTTTGCCCCGCTGCTGACTTCGTTAGTTCCCACAATCGCGACTAACCCCACCCCAACCTATACGCGAGCGTCTACGGCTTATGTTTCTGGGTATGCTGCGGGGGCTGTGGCCGGGGCTTCTCAATTACTAATATCTTGTGCTGCTGGAGAAGCCAGATTTCAGGGGGCGCGTAGGGTATCCCAAAATGTGTGGAGCAATCAGCTCTCAGACGCTACGCCTATTCCAGTGAATACTCTGATGGGCTATCAGAGTGAAACCGCTAGAACAAATGGATGTTTGCAGTCTCAAAATTTCAGCGTTGCTCCTTGGGTAGTTTCAGGAGCAACGATAACGTCTGACGTAACAGTAGCCCCTGACGGTACTACAACTGCGGACCTCTTTACTTCTTCAGCTGGTGTAGGTTCAAAACAAGTTGCAATACCTGCGGTCAACATGTCGTATACTGAGGCGCAGTTCGTAACCTATAGCGTATACGCAAAGAAAGGAACTGCCAACTTTTTGTACCTTTGCGTATCAGACGCTGTTTTCCAAGCAGACTGGGCAACTCAAGTTTTTGACTTGAATGCGGGTACTTTGGGCGAAACCAACCTAGGTCCGACAAATACTATAGCTAATGCAAAGATAACTGCCTTGTCTGATGGGTGGTATAGATGTTCGTGTAATATACGCGCTCCGGGCACCCCAGTTACGGATGCGCAACTGTTTTTAGGTAATGCTCAATTCGCCACGGGCAACACATTCGATGTTTTTGGAGTGCCTTCAGGTGCGGGATCAGTAACCCTCTCTTTGTGGGGCATGCAGACTGAATTTGTTAGTAATGGTGTGTCTATTGCTGCATCCTCTTACATACCCACTACTACAGTTGGTGTAACCCGTTCCCTAGATAGCCTTAGCTACAATGTGGACTTAAATAGTAGTTTGGGATCTATGGTGGGAGAGCACAGTGTAAATAGTCTTACGGACCCTAGTCGTAGAGCCTTTTTTGCATCAGGTACTGTCCTTGTACCCTCGAGCACTGTTGAAGCAAGTGCTACCAACTTAAGCGTAAGCGCTGGAGGCGTTGCACTAAAACCTTTTACAGTCACTCCGAGCACGTTTTTCAAAGTAGGGGGTTCTTGGGACACCGCAGGTGCGAGAGTGCAGAGCGCATTAAATGGAACTGTAGGTACTCCAGCCACGGCTACCACAACAGGTTTTACAACCACTACCAATATAGGGACATACAGTATAACCTCAGGGGCTATAGGTGGCACCTCGCGCAATATCAAGTTTTATGCGGTTGCATTGACTGACGCCCAACTCATCACACTCACGAGTTAGCTATGCCAGTTCCATCGAACGTTCGTTATCGTCGCAACATCTCCATTGTGACTGGCACTACAAATATCCCGGACTATCCCGGACTTCAAGGGGTAGTGTTTCTTGGTACAGTGGGCAAACCGGACTTACCGACGTGGACCCCACCATACCCACCGAACACGTCTGTTCCTGTTGGAACCAAGTATCTCGATGTAATGGATGATGGTCAAGAGCCGCTACCAGTGTCTCCAGGAGCGAAGTACGTCTGTTACCTGGTAGCTAGCGGTGCTTTTGTTGTTGATGTGGATACTTTTCCGAATAAAGGTATCCGGCATAATTACGCTGGATGGCCGAACCCAACTGAATAGTGTACCGGCGCATTCACCGGGTGCCTTTGATGGGGCAATGAAATGGCAGATGAAGAGGTAGTTGTAGCGGTTGAACCCGCGCCAGTACCGGAGGTCACGGCGACCCCGGCGGCTGATGTATCGAAGGAGCCGGAAGCAAAGCCTGCTGAACCCGTAAAGCTTTTCTCGCAAGAGGAACTTGATGCGGCGGTCGGCAAGCGGCTTGCGCGTGAGCAACGTAAATGGGAGCGTGAGCATGCCCAACGTGTTCCTGTAGCGCCTGTTGTTGCCGACGAGGTAACTGATCCACCGGCAGAAGTACAGGTGCTGGCTGAAAAGCTCGCAACTGAGCGGGAACTAGTTCGGCAAAATACCCAGATCCTTGAAGCATATCATGAACGTGAGGAGTCAGCTCGTGAGCGCTATGATGATTTTGATCAAGTCGCTTACAGCCCGACTCTCCCAATCACGGCTGTGATGGCTGAGACGATTCGGGGTAGCGATGTCGGTCCTGAGATTGCGTATTACCTCGGCACCAACCCCGCAGAAGCGAAGCGCATCGCCCAATTGACGCCTCTCTCGCAAGCGAAGGAACTCGGCAAGCTCGAAGACAAGCTCGCTTCTAACCCGCCAGCGAAGAAGACCTCCTCGGCACCTGCCCCAATTGCACCGTTGGCAGGGCGTGTGTCGAGTACGCCAACTTTCGATACTACAGACCCGCGCTCTATTGCCTCAATGAGCACAAGTGAGTGGATCGCCAAGGAACGCGAGCGGCAGGTTAAGAGGCACAACTCGACCTCTCGTTAAAAGGAATTACCCATCATGGGCAACAGTCTTCTCACAATCGACATGATTACCAGGAAGTCGCTGGAAATCCTCGAGAACAATCTGGTTATTTCTCGCAACATCAACCGTCAGTATGACGAGTCTTTCGCTGTAACTGGCGCAAAGATTGGTTCCACGCTGCGTATTCGCCTGCCGGATCGCTCACTGGTTACTGATGGTGCTGCGCTGCAAGTGCAGGACGACAACGAGCAGTTCACGACGTTGGCAGTCAGCAACCAGAAGCACATTGGCATCAACTTTACCAGTGCTGAACTCACGCTGTCGCTGGATGACTTCGCGGATCGTGTTCTCAAGCCGCGGATTTCGCAGCTGGCTGCTTCCGTTGACGCGGATGTGGCGAGCGTCTACCGCAACGTGTTCCAATCGGTCGGCACCCCTGGTACGGTGCCCGGCACCTCGCTGGTGCTGCTTCAGGGCCAGCAGAAGCTCAACGAGACAGCCGCGCTGCCTACGCCGCGTTATGCTACGGTCAACCCGGCGGCGAATGCTGGTCTGGTCGAGGGCATGAAGGGCCTGTTCAACCCGACCGATACTGTCTCCCGGCAGTTCAAGAACGGGATGATGGGTACCGGCGTCTTGGGGTACGAAGAAGTCAACATGAGCCAGTCGATCCAAGTTCATACGACAGGTACTCGTGCTGCGACGGGCGCAACGGTCACTACGACAGTGGCGACACAGGGTCAATCCACGATCAATATCACCGGCACTGGTGCGCAAGTCATCAACGTGGGTGATGTGTTCACGATCCAGGATTGCTTCGCGGTGAACCCACAGACGCGCCAATCGACCGGCTCCCTGCAACAGTTCGTCTGTACGGCGACCAATGTGGCGGCAGGCGGTGCCTATACCGCTGTGGCGATTGCTCCGGCGATCTTTACGGCGACCCAGGCACTTGCGACGGTGGACTCGTTCCCGGTAGCGGCCAAGGCTGTCACGTTCATTGGTGCCGCATCGACCCAAGCCCCACAGAACCTGATTTACCACAAGGACGCCTTCACGTTGGCAACCGCTGACCTCATCATGCCGCAGGGTGTGGACATGGCGAGTCGGCAAGTCCACAACGGCATTTCGATGCGGATTGTGCGCCAATACGACATCAACAATGACCGGATGCCGTGTCGGGTCGATGTGCTGTATGGGTTCGCTGCAATTCGTCCGCCCATGGCCGTCAGGCTCTGGGGCTAATCCTTCATTCGTAAATCACAGGAGCATCATCATGTCTTTGGGAACAGTAGGTGGTGGGTATCAGTACAACGATGGTAATCTGAACGAAGTCGACCTGAACGTTATGTCTGAGCCTCCGGCAGCGAAGACGGGCGCAGGTACACTGACCATGGCAGAGTTGACGGGCGGCGTTGTGGTGACGAACTTCGGTTCGGCACTGGCGCTGACTACGCCAACGGGGGCGCAGATCGACGCGTACCTGGGTAACGCTAAGATCGGTTCTACGTTCAACTTCGCCATTGTCGGAACGGGGGCGTTCGCAAACACCTTGACTGGCGGAACTGGTGTTACGGTCGTGGGAGCGGCGGCAACGCCGGCGACTACGATTGCGAGTGCCACGTTCGTCTTCCGCAAGACGGGACCGGGACTCTGGTCTGCGTACCGCGTGTCGTAAGGGAGGCCTCATGCCCAATACCAAAGCAGTAGGGGTCGCATACCTCGACCCTGAGTTTCAAAGTGTGCAGTTGACAGGTATCACCGTGGGCCAGCTCCCCCCTGCCACGGTAGCGCTGTTGGGCACTCGGGGGACAGTCACCGACTCCAACGCCGCGACGACCGCCGGAATCGGTGCCGTTGTGGCGGCGGGGGGTGCCAACGTTGTACCGGTCTACTGTGACGGTGCGGCGTGGCGCATTGCTTGATCGGTTGACGGAAGTAGGGGTCGCCCCTTCGGGGGCGGCTCTCTTTACTTGAGGTAAGCATGACCACAGCCGCACAATTGATCAATGGTTCACTGCGTTTGATTGGGATGCTCGCTGAGGAAGAGGTGCCTGGCGCGGCGACCTCGCAAGATGCCCTCACAGCATTAAACCAGATGATCGACTCGTGGAATACCGAGCGATTGTCTATATTCAATACCCAGGATCAAGTGTTTTCTTGGATTGCTGGTAATAGAATCCGTACACTTGGACCGACAGGCGATTTCATTGGAAATCGTCCTATTGCGTTGGACGACTCTACTTATTTCGTTGACCCGCAGAACGGCGTGTCATATGGTATTAAAATCATCAACCAACAGCAATATAATGGTATTGCTGTCAAAACTGTAACTTCCACGTATCCACAAGTAATGTGGATCAACATGGAGTTCCCAAATATCTCAATGGCGATTTATCCGGTTCCGACCCGGATACTGTCATGGCACTTCATCAGTGTCGACGAGATTACCGCTCCCGTAAATCTGGCTTCGGATATTTTATTGCCACCTGGGTATATCCGGGCGTTCCGGTACAACCTTGCGATGGAATTCGCTAATGAGTTTGGTGTAGAACCGTTGCCACAAATTCAACGTATTGCAATGGTGAGTAAGCGTAACATCAAGCGTCAAAATGACCCGTTGGATATTATGTCGTTGCCCTACTCGCTAATAGCTACGCGGCAGCGATTCAATATCTATGCCGGGAACTACTAACCTGTGAAGACTCCGATTCTCGGGCAGGCGTACGTAGCACGTAGCGTTAATGCCGCTGCTGCACGGATGGTCAACTTGTTCCCGGAAGCACTTCTCGAAGGTAAAGAGGCTGCGTTTCTACAACGATGCCCTGGGTTGCGTTTGATCGCAACTGCGGGTATTGGACCTGTACGTGGTTTGTGGGCATATGGGGGTCAGATTTACGCAGTTAGTGGCGGGGGATTTTACCGTCTGTCTGGATCAAGTTATACTCCTGAACTGCTTGGGTATGTCGGCGGCGAAGGGCCTGTGAGCATGGCTGATAACGGTACGCAGCTATTTATTGCAGCCAATGGTCCTAGCTATGTTTGGAATGCACAGACATTGGTGTTCGGTCCCATTACTGATCCAGACTTCCCAGGGGCTGTAACCGTCGGGTTCATTGATGGATATTTTGTATTTAATGAGCCAAATAGCCAAAGGTTGTGGGTTACTACTTTGTATGATGCTACTACAATTGATCCTCTTGAGTTTGCTAGTGCTGAGGGCAATCCTGATAACATCGTAGCATTGATTGTGGATCATCGTGAAGTCTGGGTATTCGGCACCCAAACTGTTGAAGTTTGGTATGATAATGGTGCCACTGATTTTCCACTTGAGCGTATTCAAGGTGCGTTCAATGAAATTGGACTTGCGGCAACCTATTCTCTGGCGAAGATGGATAATCGCCTGTTTTGGCTTGGGGCTGATGCTCGTGGTCATGGTATGGTTTACGTAGCTAATGGTTATACGGGTGCACGTATTAGTACCCATGCAGTTGAGTGGCAGATTCAAGAATATGGTAACATTTCCGATGCGATTGGTTACACATACCAACAAGATGGGCACTCATTCTATGTGATCACGTTCCCCAGTGCCAATGATGGCCGTGGGGCTACTTGGTGCTATGACGTAGCCACACAGTCATGGCATGAGCGTGCTTCGTGGTACAACGGAGAATATGGTCGTCATCGAACCAATTGCCAGCAGTACTTCTCCGATCTTGTTTTTGTTGGAGATTTCCGGTCTGGTAAAATCTTTGCATTTGATATGGACATCCATAGTGACGATGGCGAAACCCAAAAGTGGTTACGTGCTTGGCGTGCACTTGGACCTGGACAGAACAATCTAAAGCGTTCTGCACACCACCAGTTACAGCTAGATTGCGAAACTGGTGTTGGGTTGGATGCCGGTAGTCCTGGTTTTGTTAAGTTACTGTCAACCGAGATATTTGAACTTCTGCTCACGGAGAATTTAGAGAATACCCTGCTCATCGACGAGCAACCAGGTGGCATAACTTCTGGTGAAGACCCCCAAGTAATGCTGCGTTGGTCTGATGATGGTGGCCACACGTGGAGCAATGAGCACTGGCGCACAATGGGTCGCATTGGTGAGCACAGCAAACGCGTGATTTGGCGGCGTCTTGGGATGACAGTAAAACTTCGTGACCGCGTGTATGAGGTTAGCGGCACGGCCCCAATAAAGATTGCTGTTATGGGCGCTGAACTGATTGGTAGTGCAACAGCAGCATGACAACTACCACAGTCATTACAGGCGTCAATGTCAACAACATCACCCCGCCACGGGTGCCGTTTCTTGACGAACGAACTGGGTTGATTTCACGCCCCTGGTATCTGTGGTTCTTGAATATGTTCGCACGTGTGAATCAGGGTGATGAAGTTGCACAACTTGTCGCACAGCTTATCTCAGCGCCTGATCCGAGTACTGCAGGTGTTGAAGAACTAGTACGTAGTGCGGCGTATGAAGGTTCATTACTTGCGCCAATACAGAATGTTCCCGGCAGCCTACCTGGAACACTTGTTTCATTTGATTCTATGCTTGCACCTGCACCAGTTTACCCACTTGCTGCATTCGACCCCTATGCCCCAGCAGCACGTACTCCGGACATTCCCAATCTTGGTGGTCTGGTATCTTTGTTGCTGTCCACAGCCAATGTAACTCAGCAGTTGACAAACGTAGATACTATCATCAATTTTCAAGCGGATAGTGCTGGTTCGTTTGGAAACATAATCCGCACTGGTAATACATTCACAACTTCAGTGCGAGGCACGTACATCGTCCTGTTTGAACCACAAATTCGACAGGATAAGAACAACAATGTCACTACATTCTGGGTAAATCTAAACGGGGTTGCAATTCCAGGATCGGGTGTGGTTTACGAAGCTGCGGCCATAGGCGATAACAACGTTGTATCGGTATCGTTTGCGGGCGTTTTACAAGCTGGTGATGTGCTTACATTCCACGCCATTACCAATATCGTAGTAGGATCAAGTTTGTTGTTTACACCTGCTGCAGCACCAGCACCATCGGTCACAGCCGCACAAGTTATCATTACAGGGTACAAAACATCATGACCATCGTCCTTACTCCGTGTTTTGGTGCTGGTGCTCAATTCTTTGACTTGAACGGTGACCCCCTGTCAGGTGGTCTACTTTCTTCGTATCTTGCTGGTACTACGACACCGACAACAACCTGGACCTCGCATACTGGTGCGACGGCCAACACCAATCCGATCATTCTTGACTCTGCAGGTCGTGTAATCGAGCAAATTTGGATCGATGTTACTCTGCAGTATAAATTTGTCCTTGCTGATTCCAATGCTGTACAGATTTGGGAGAAGGACTACATCAGTTGGTTTACGTCGCCAGATACTGATATGTTTAACCTTGCAAATCAAACCAATGTGGCTTTGGGTGATGCGCTGATTGGCTTTCAGCAATCCAATACTGCAGGTGCTTTGGCTGGTGCAGTGGGCAAGACTGTGCATGACAAGTTGCAAGAAATTGTTAGTGTCAAAGACTTCGGTGCCAAGGGCGATGGCGTCACGGACGACTCGGCAGCAATCATGCTGGCGACTCGACCTGGGCGCTGCGTACGTTTTCCAGCTGGCACTTATATCATTGGCACAGCAATGAACGTTGCTAATATGGACAGTGTAACTTGGAGCGGGGACTCTGGTGGAACGACCAAGATCCTTGCCAAGCCGGGAGTTGCGTTTACGGCACCATTGTTTACTGCTACCGCATGTAATGAGTGGGAGATTCGTAATCTGGTCTTCGACTGGAATGGTAATGTCAACTGTAACCCTAATCCGTTGCTTTGGCTGCGTGAAATGGGTGGTTTGCGGTTCGAGAATGGTCTTGTCGAGCATGGTGCTCGTGGCTTATTTCTACGTGCCTGCTTCGATACCATCATCGAGTACAACGTTTTCTCAATGACGACTCCAGCTACAACAGAGAACTACAACCTCTATATTGGTGATGATCCGCTCGATCCGTTGAGTCTTTCTGAGATTGCATCTATTACCAACAACATCTTTGCTCGCTCTGGTGCGTTTTTCGCTGGACGTTCATTTACCATCACTAACAACTTAGCAGTAGGGTCTAAGTTCGGTGCAGGGATCACTACTGCAACAACGTTACTAGCTAACACCACCCCAAACAAGGAATACACTAGCCACACCATTGCTAATAACAGTTGTCATTCCAATACGGGTGTTGACGCATTTGGTCCGGTAGTGGGTATGCGGATTTTTGGACAATATCACACTGTTGAAGGGAATAATTGTTATGCTAATGGCGGTCCAGGTATTGTTTGGTCGGCATGGAAATCAACATTGTCCGGCAACTTCTGTTGGAACAATGGAGTAGAAGTTTCTGCTACCCCTGAACAGAAGGCTGGAATCTATGCCTTTGCTGACGTAGACACGATTGCTCGCCCAGACTATAGCTTTGTTTCTGGTAATAAGTGTACCGCAGTTGGTTTCCAGAGTTATGGGTACACAGAGTCCCCAAACTTGGCGTTTATGTCTATTGCAAATAATGACTTTTCTAGGAACTTGATTGGTGCTACGAAGTTGGATGTTACGAACACACCACTTAATTCCTATGACATAGACATGTGGGTGTCATTCGCACCAACTGTTATAACAACTGTAGGGACCATTACTGCACTTGGAACCATCGATGCCGCATACCTGCGGCGTGGTCGACTGGTGTTCTATAATGTCAATATCCACATTACTACTAATGGAACCGGTGCTGGGGAACTTGTAGTTTCGTTACCGTTTAGTAACCAGGGACCAGTTTGTACTTTGGCTGGTCGTGGTGGTGCGACAAATCCAGTGGCGCAGGTCACAAGGATTGCTACAAGTTCGTTCTCGGCGCGTGTTACTGACTACCTTGGCGCGTACCCTGGAGGTACGGGCTTCGATGTGAATTTTTCTGGATTCTGTACCCTTTAGGGGACTGCTATGACCGTAACAGTGAAAGATCTGGTTCAGACAAAGGTGCTTGAGGCGCCCTTCACTACACAATACACTTGTCTGGTTGCTGCTTCGATTGTGGACAAAATTTCTGCCTACAATAACTCGCCTACTGTGGCTGTTACGCTGGATATAACAATCATACGGGCGGCGGATTCCCCTGCAGCAACCAATCTGCTACTGAAGAAGGTTCTACAACCCCAAGAGTCATACACCTGCCCCGAAATCAGTGGACAGTGTATGAATTCTGGAGACAAGTTTATCACACAAACTTCGGTTTCCAACATTGTAATGCGGGTTGGCGGTCGCGAGATTACATAACATGGAACAGCAAGTGCCTAATACCGAGTTGGCCCCATCTTTAATGCGAGGGCGGGTCGAACATTTGCAACGAGTAATATCAGAGCTACCCCAGTATGAGCCAGAGACTGTGCACACCTTCCATGGTGGGATGTACTGCCGCCAAGTATTCCGGCATGCGGATGTGGTGATTGTAGGTCGGGTACACAAGAAGGAGCATTTCTATCTGGTTGTGTTTGGTACTGTGCGCATTACTACAGATGAGGGTGTTCAAGAGATTACCGGTCCCAGACTACTGTGTAGCAAGTCTGGGACTAAACGTGCCGTGTATGCGGTTACAGATGCTCTGTGCATGACGTTTCATGTAGTCCAAGCTACGGATGTCGCAGCTGCCGAGTCGGAGCTTGTTGAAGGCGACCCTACAGCAATGTTCACAATTGGTAATAAGCTGAAGTCGAAGGAGCTACCATGTCATTCATAGCTGCTGCGGTTATTGCTGGCGGTGCCGCACTTGGGGGTGCGTATCTTGCATCCAAGGGCAGTAAGCAAGCTGCCCAGACATCCGCAGATGCTGCCAGGGATGCTTCGCAGGCTAGTCTCGGTCTGCAACGCGAGATGTGGGAGCAAGGTCGTAAGGACCAAGCTCCTTGGCTTGCAGCTGGGACCAATGCTTTGGCACAACTGCCTAGCATGACGGCGCAGCCATGGAAGCCTGCAGAGCCGTGGCGTGATTTTACAATGGCTGACTACAAGCAAGACCCTGGATATAGCTTCCGCTTATCTGAGGGTCTGAAGGGACTTGATCGATCGGCAGCATCGCGTGGTGGCCTACTCTCCGGTGCTGCGATGAAGGGCATCACACGGTACGGCCAAGATTATGCTTCAAATGAGTATGGTCGAGCCGAGTCACGATACAACGCAAACCAATCACAAAGACTTGATCGCTACACCACTGACCAGATTAACAGC